GCAACAAAAAAAGAAGGAGCGTTAGCAACAAATTTGTTTGAAGCTGATGCAAATCAAGGTGCTCAAAACATATCGCAAGAAGATCTTGCGTTACCTTTTTTAAAGGTTTTGGGACAGCTATCTCCAGAAGTAAATAGGAGAGACGCTAAATATGTCGAGGGCGCAGAACCCGGCAAAATCATAAACACTGTGACCAATGAATTGTTTGATGAAGTACAGATTGTACCTTGTCATTACAAAAGACAATACATTGAATGGCAAGACAGAGGTACCAGCACTGGTGCACCTGTTGCAATCCACGAAGCAGATAGTGATATCGTTAGTCAAACGACTAGAGATAAATCTTACAAAGATAGATTACCAAACGGTAATTATCTTGATAACACAGCGCAACATTTTGTGTTAGCTTTGGGTAAAACACCACAAACAGCATTGCTTTCTATGAAAGGCACACAATTAAAAGTGAGCAGAAAATGGAACTCAATGATGATGGGCATTAAAATGCAGGGTAAAAATGGACTTTTTACTCCGCCAACATATAGCCACATTTACAATCTAAAAACTGTGCAGATGTCAAACGACAAAGGCACATGGTTTGGATGGGATGTAACTAAGGTTGGACCAGTTTCAGATAAAAGTATCTACGACATGGCAAAAAATTTTGCTGTGAGTGTAGGTAAAGGTGAGATTGAGGCTAAGCATGGTAATAACGAAGTAAATTCGAAACAACCATACTAACGAATCCTAGGTAGTGGGCGGAGAAGCGAGAGTGGAAACCGCCCACGACAATGTATGATTGAGAAGTTTAAAAATATATTTGAAGGCTTAGACCGTGCGCATGGTGTCACTAAAGTTACAGAATCTATTAGCAACGGCACAAAAATAAAAGGACAATCTTTTGTAAAACGTGAACCAGTTACAGACCAGCTTTGGTCTAAACATTTACAAGGTGTAGAAAGTTTAGGTGTAATACCTATAAATGATGACAACAGCTGCAAGTGGGGGTGTATAGACATTGATTCTTACGCAGGTTTTGATCACAAACAATTAATAAATAAAATTAAAGAATTAAATCTGCCACTAATAGTTTTTAGATCTAAATCTGGTGGCGCACATGTATTTTTATTTACAGAAAATTATGTGTCGGCTAAATCTATGCAGGATAAATTAACAGAAATAAAAGCAGTATTAGGATATGCAGGTTCAGAAGTTTTTCCAAAACAAACAGAATTAAAATCGCAAGATGATACAGGAAATTTTTTAAATTTACCATACTTTAATGGTGATAGAACAACAAGATATGCCTTTGATAAAAAGGGAGAAGCTGTTACATTAGATGGTTTTTTTAATTTGTATGAGGACACAAAAGTAGTTAGTGTTGACACAATAAAAGTAGAAAGACCACAATCAGAATATGACGATGCACCACCTTGTGTAGAAATTTTATCCTTAAATAAAGTAAGTGAGGGTGGTCGTAATAATGTTTTGTTCCATTTTGGAACTTATGCAAAACAAAAATGGCCTAGTGAATGGAAATCAAAAGTAATTATGTTTAATGCAACTGCTATGGAAAAACCTATGGCAGATTCTGAAGTGCAGATAGTAATTAATCAACACGATAAAAAAGATTGGGGTTATAAATGTAAAGATGTTCCAATGTGTAATGTGTGTGATAAAAGTTTATGTCGAACTAGAAAGTATGGTATTGGCCAGGAGATACTGTTTCCTGGGCTAACCGACCTCCAGGTTATAGATCTGGAGGACCCTTACTACTATCTTAATGTAGACGGAGAAAGATTATACTTAGAGAATGTAAAATACCTACGACAACAAAGTTTATTTCAAGAGGCGTGTATGAAACAATTAAAAAATAGACCACCAACCATAAAAGAAAAAGAGTGGGTGCAAATAACAAACATACTATTAAATAATGCAGAAGTTACAGAACCTGCAGAGGGATTACGCACAGAGGATCAATTACAAAATCACTTAGAAGAGTTTTGTTTAAACAGACAAGTATCTACAGATAAAAGCGATCTTAAAAAAGGTGGTGTATGGACATCAGATGGTAATCATCACTTTGTGTTTGATAGATTTTATCATCAATTTTTAATGCGTAGAAGATGGGATTTAGGATACTCAAGAACTGCACAATTATTAAAAGAAAAATGTGATTGTGAAAACAAAAGAATTGGAAAAGATAAGTTATCAGTTTTTGTAGTAAAACAATTTGATAAAAAAACAGATGAGTATAAACAAAAAAAATTAAAGGAGGAGGAACCGTATTGATAGCTAGTATGGATTTGTTAGCAATCACAATGTTTACTGCATTGTGGATATACTTACATTTAGGAATATGAAAACAATAGTATTAGGACCACCAGGAACAGGTAAGACTACAACTCTCTTAAATAAAGTTGATGATTATTTAAAAGAAACAGATCCAGATAAAGTTGGATATTTTGCTTTTACACAGAAAGCTGCATACGAAGCAAGAGATAGAGCAATAAAAAAATTTAATTTAACAGAAGACGATTTACCATATTTTAGAACACTACATTCACTAGCCTTTCAAAGGTTAGGTATAAAAAAAGAAAACGTAATGCAGCGTAGTCATTACAAAGATTTAGGAGATAAGATAGGTTTTCCTGTAAACTATGCTATGTATGAGGACGATCACTCTGGTAGATTTACAACAGATAGTGAGTATTTAAAAATTATTAATCTTGCGAGACTTAGAAACATAACACCTGAAAGACAATATGATTTATCAGAGCACAACGGTGATCTTGAAAGAGATAAATTAAATATAATTGCAAACGAAATACAAAGATACAAAAAAGAATATAACTTAATAGATTTTAATGACATGATTACTGATTTTACTAAGTCAGCTAAATGTCCAAAATTTGATGTTGTATTTATAGATGAGGCACAGGATCTGTCACTAATGCAATGGGACATGGCAAAAACTTTATGGAACAATACAGAAGATTCTTTTGTTGCAGGTGATGATGACCAAGCAATATTTAGGTGGGCAGGTGCTGACGTAGATTCTTTTATTGCACAAAAAGGTATTATGATGCCTCTTACGCAATCACATAGAATACCAACAGTCGTGCACAATGTTGCTATGAAGATAATAAATAAAGTTAAAAATAGAATAGATAAAACATGGAAACCAAAATTACATACAGGTAATTTGTCTAAGTATTATGAGTTTGAACATGTAGATATGTCATCAGGTGAATGGCTAGTATTAACAAGAACTAGATACATGTTAAATGAATTAGAAGATACTTTATATAGAAATGGTTTTTACTATAAAAATAAATTTAAAAAAACAAAAGAGCAGGAACTGCACTATGCAGCTGTTGATTGGGAGAATTTAAGAAAAGGACAGCCACTTGCATACAAAGAAGTAGAAAGAATCTATAGTTATATGAATGACAATACAGATAAAACAAAGTTAAAAGGTATGTTAAAAGATAGCTCCTATGACATAACTACTTTGAAAAAAGACTATGGATTAAAAGTAGATACACCTTGGTTTGAAGCATTTGATGATGCACCAAAAAGAGATGTAGACTATTTAAGAAAGATGAGAAAGAACGGAGAAAAATTAAATCAACCACCACGAATAACTTTGTCAACTATACATGGAGCTAAAGGTGGTGAATCACAAAATGTTGTATTGTTAACTGACTTAAGTTTAAACACATACAATGCTTACGAAAAAAACCCCGATGATGAGAATAGATTGTTCTATGTTGGTGCAACAAGGACCAAGGAACATCTGCATATCATATCACCAAAACAAAAATACAAAGGATACGAATTATGAGTAAAGTATGGGACAAACAACACGGCGGAAGCCACTATCAAAAATATAAAATACAGCCAAGCAAGTTTGTAGTAGAGAATGAATTGCTATACCCGGAAGGGTGTGCTATAAAATACATTATAAGACATCGTGACAAGGGAAAGAAACAAGATTTGTTAAAAGCAATACATTTTATAGAAATGATTATAGAGAGAGATTACGCAGAGAAAGAGCAAGCTAAAACTGAAGAATGGTCTGTTGGCTATAATAAATGGAAGAAAACTCAATGATACAGAAACCTATGTTTAGTCCACAGACAGAATGGTTACCGCCAGAATCTTTTCCTGATTTATCTAGATACGATGAGATATCTATAGATTTAGAAACTAAAGACCCACAACTAAAAATTATGGGATCTGGTTCTGTGACAGGACGAGGAGAGATAGTTGGTGTGGCTGTTGCTGTAGAAGACTGGTCTGGATACTATCCAATTGCTCATGAAGGTGGTGGTAATATGGACAAGAAAAAAGTTATGGAATGGTTTAGAATCATTCTAAACTACCCATCAACCAAGATATTTCATAACGCTATGTATGACGTATGTT